GTTTGGTGATGGCACAGACTCGAACTGCTTGTATGCCTTTACATTACCACCACGATATACCACATCACCCATATGTCCCTACCTTGTCAGAGGATTCCTACATATGGCGGATTGATGTGGGCACTTATCTGCATCGGTTTGTTGATGCTCCGATAGTGTTATGTCAAAGAACGATGCTTCTGCAATGTAATGTAGTCACCTACATTTGAGCATGACCTTAGTCATGTGCATTGGGGCTCAGAAACAAGAATCAGAACGATTTTGTAGGGGATATCGGTAATGCTCCGATACGATGCTCACTTGAGTCCCCTAAGCCAATTAGATGCAATCAATCACATCGATGAATGTCTCATCCATTAGGGAACGGATAGCAATGGCTTGGTCGTCTAGAGTAAAAGATGCCATACTGATATCCAAGATAGGCGAATTATCAAAGCCTTTTTCGAGGAGAATCTCATACATTGCTTTGGCTAGGTTACGACCAAATCGTGATTGACCTTTCGCAGTTAACCCCGTATTGGTAGAATCCCCATACCAAACCGAGTCAAGCGAAGTTAAAAGTACATCATTGCCATTGTGCAAAGAGACGGAGAATGCCTTACGCAAATCAATCCCCTTGCCTAACTTACTACCTTTGGCTAGGCATAATTGTTGGTGCAATCGGAAAGATAAGGTACCTAACACTTGACCAAATGTATCCATAGATACGTTAACGATGAATGAACGAGTGAATCCGTTCTGTGCAATTGTGAATTTGAAGTTTTTCATATGTTGTTTGTTTTTAGTTTTTGTTTTCTCGATTTGATGTGGCAAACCTACATCTGATTGGTTTATCGAGTCAAGCGTTTCTTTGTGAATGGACGATTTTCTTTGTGAATGAACGTTTTTTCTTTTTCTGTGACATTTGTATGACATAAAACTAGGTATAATGACATTTGTTGTAACGAATGTGCAGTTATACATTTGTTGAAACGAATGTTGTGTGCACTCGATTCCTACTATGCGAAATTGATATCGTTTTTATCGTGTGAATTTTCGTAGTGAATGAATGGCGATTTGATGGATTATTTTTTTGTGAGTGAAAGGTTACGTCTATTGTGTGCACTTGGCGTGGCGATTTGTTTTGTTTTGTATACGATTGAACAAATGTATATGACATTGATGCTTTGTATCTTGCTGTATGTCAAGTGGTTAGCCTAGTTCAATTTCGTTTTGTATTTTGTTTTAGTTCAGATGAAGGTGCTGTAACTATTTGTAAATGAATGAGTTATGGATTGATGGGGGGGATGTTTTTTTTATCGCCACGCTCCAGCGATTGTAACGTATTACCTCCATTACTCGCAGAAACATTAATCCTAGAGGGGGGTATTTTTTACCTGGGGGTATTATACCGAACGGTAATAGAAGGGGGGCTATTTTAATTTTGGGGTACATATATTCCCGATAGGGTATTTATGCAATAGGTAGCGAAAAGTACTACTTTGTGCAATAAATGCACTTTGCTTTTGATTTAGGGGGTAAACTCTAGTTTTTTTGGTCTCAGCTCGGTGTTTCGTGAGACAATACTCAAAAAAACTATAATTGTGCAACACCCTGTTGCATGAATTTTTCCAAAAATGAACTGCAAACAAAAGCCAGCAAATGATAAAAAGTGGCAAATATGAGAAAAACGGGCGCATCATATGAAAAATGGGCGCATTGTATTACTTTTGTGGCTATGTACATCGACCACCTAAAAGAGCACCAGTTAATCCAGACATTGATCCGCAGAATTCCTGTAGTTGATCCTTGGACCACAGTAGTACTTAATGTATCGCCTGACTACAGCAGTACATTCTCTATGCATATGGCGCACCACTTATCTCTTGGTGGTAAGATGCTAGATATGTACCCTGTTGATGTTCCTTTTCCTCAGGAAGATAAACATATGTATGAGGTTAACTTCCGGGAGGGCGCAACACGCTTTCCTGTTCTATACGATAAGATAATTTTATGTGAAGCAGCAGTCCTATCTGGAAATAACTATCGTTGGATTAAAGAAGTACTCCTTGACCTTGGTTATGAGAACGATGATATCATTACTACCTCCCTAGTACAGAGTGTTAACTCTACATTTGATTGTGACTATGTAGGAGAGTATGCTTCCTCTATGCCTGAGTTCTACTACGAACGGTATAATAAGCATTGGGATATCTGAGACCCAAACTTAAAAAGCCCCAGAAGCAGATCTTACGGTATGCAACTGGGGACATTTTTTATTACTTCTTATTTATAATCAGGGCTATTAGTGTAAACAATACTATTAGCCCTATTGGTATTAGCATAGGAGAAAGAATCCACCACCAAGACCAAGTAGCTACTACCCCTGTCTTAGTTAATTTAAGTACTAAAAATACTATTAAGAGAATCAATAGTTCTCCAGACCCCTTAGCTTGTTTCATTTCCAAACAATAGCAATATCAGGAGCACGAACAATTAAGCGTTCTACTCCATCTATCTCGATTCTTTCTGCGTTCTGAAGGAAGATGGGATTAACATAAACCTTATCTCCTACCTCAACACCTTTAACCTCATCACCTATGGCGAGAACTTCAAGGTTAAACCACTTCTTCATTTCTTTTTCCATTAGCTGTCTTTGAAGTTTTTCTTCTACTTCAATAACGCTCTTTTTAATTTCGGGGGGAGTTAAGATAACTCGGGGCCCTCTTACGGTGTAACTCATACTAAGGTTAATAGGTATAATGTTTCATTTACTAAACCGATCATTTCATCTATGATGTTCTGGAGATCAGAGGAGTATTTTTCTCTTTCTGTTTCCATAATCGTTCTGAGACCCTTTAGGTGTGCAATAGGTTTCTCAACCTTGGTTTCTGGAACGGTGATAACTACACGCCCCTCTCTTCCAAAGTATTTCTCTACAAAAGAATCGGTGAGTTCTAAAATACCATCATAGTACTCGTTTAATGTTTTGTGCTCAGCGTAAGACTCAGATTTCCAGTGAGCAAGGTGCATAGCATCTCTTGATTGTAACAAGGTGCCGATAAATAAAGAAGGTGTCATAATATGCAAAGTTAAGGTAATTTATTTAATACTTCATCCCAGTAGCGGATCATCTCAGTCATATTGACTTTCGCTATCTTCTCCACTTCCAATAATTCCTTCTTCAACAAGTTTATCGAAAACTTCGCTATCTCCCTGTATCGAAAGGTGTCCATTTGGAATTTCATCTTCTTGATTTCCTGTTCTATTTGCTGTGCTTGTTGTTTTGGTGACATTATTTTCAATTAAATTAATAACTTCTTTTATAGCATACATATCGGTCATACTAAGCCCCGTTTGACGTAGCTCGCTCTCAGCGTCCATATCTGTTACGGCTTGCTCAAGACTAATTGCGGAAGCAGGGTAGTTATCCATGTGTCTGCCCATTACGGTTTGGATTAACTCATCCTTATCTCTCCTCTTGGCCCACAAAAAAGTTTTCATGTACCTTAGGTACTGTTTCTTTTCTACTTTGGGACTTCTATGGTTTGTTTTCATGGTATTCTCTTTTTAATCTATCCATTATCTCCATCGCTTCCCCATAGGTCTTCATCTCCGTCCTTTTCCCAAACTCCCATGAATGATGACATTGCGAACAATAGATCATAAAGTTTTCGGGATGATTCCTCAGACTCGGATAACTTCCTTTGGTAATGATATGCGAGACATACATCGGATGAAAGTGGGACAGTTGAACTCCACACTCCTGGCACTGATGTGGTCGTGAATTCCACATGGCCTTGTACCATGCTGTATCCTTTGTCATCCCACCCTAAAAATTCTTGTTCCTTTTGCATTTGGTCTCCATGTTACTTTGCCCTCATCAGATTGTATGATTACATTGTTACCCATATAGTGCTTGATGAAATTAGCAGCCTCCCTCTTTTCTTCTTCCAGGAGAGATATTTCGCTATTCTTTACTTTATACTGTAAGATAAACTCATCAATCTCTGGGGTAGCCACAATACTATTCTCCTCTGGATTGGCGTACTTCTGATTCAAAAATTCTGAATAGGCTTCTGTACCATCTGGAGGAGGGGCGTAAGCCTCATAGTCTTCGCCTAACTCAAGAGCCAAACGACCTGCCTCAACACGTGACCAAAAGTCACTGGTTACATTACCAATCATCTCCATCATCTCCGGATCCTTCTCGAAGCGGTGGACTTTTAAATTCCTACCATCCTCAAGAGAAACCAAATAGCCGGTATCAAGTGCAAGACCCATAAGATACGTCTGTAGTTGCAGGTAGTAAGACGGTGGAATGCCACCTTCCCACTGCTTGCTACTCCATCCACTAATCGTCTTAATCTCAATAATAGCTTCCACATTTTCCAAGTTAATTCTACCATCTCTTATTCTTAAATTTTTTGATTTGATTTGTAAACGATCTGGCGAGAAAAATAGGTGAGGATACTTTGGGTTCACAACGTAACCAACTGGTTCGTATAAAGTTCTGACCTTATTTCCTGCCTCGTAATTACGGAGCATAGAGGCATCATCCCCATCCCAGTACTCAAATATCTCAGCAACAGTTTTTTCCAAAATAGTTCCCATAAACATAGGAATATTGGGCTCAACCTTCTGAGGGATTAGCCCAATCTTCTGGTAGTACAGTTCTGCTGGAGATTTCCAAGAGTTGACACCCATAACAGTACCAATCTCTGAGGCCCCAAGGCCACGAGAGCGGAATTGTAACCACTCATCGTAAGCCTTGTCCTTGTTGATTTGAATTATCTCAAGACCCATTCCTCGAACTCTTGTGCAAGGTGGAACGTCATCTCTTTAACCTCGTCTAGATTCTTACCTTCTAGATTCATTGTGGAGATTATATTTACGGCACTTTTTAACGAAGACTGCCGAATTATAGACCTCTGTTCCTGCCCATAGTGTGTCATATGAGTAGGTTCAAAGGACTTTCCTATTTTACTAGCAAGTGCCATATTATTTACGCCTCTAGACATTAAAATGGCAAATCATCGCCATCATTCATTGACTCAGAATAAGGATTTACTCCGTGGTCTTGAATGATGTCTCTTTGTACGGCTGGTGTCAAGTTCTTACTGAACTCATTTACCTTATCTACACGGTAGGCTTCAACTTCTGACCAATCGACAGAGATTACCTCACCCTTTTTATTCTTCAATTCCTCAGGAGCAGGTACTCCATCTTGACCTACTTTGTAAGCCCACTTCATAGTCTCTCCATTCTGTTTCAAAAATAAAGCAGATCTTTTTTTGTCATCCACGATTTTCAAATTTGGAATGAACTCTACTCTCTGGTTAGGATCAATTGCCGGGCAACAATGCGCAAAGGCAATAAAGTAAGCGGTTTGCTTGCTTGGTTCTTCACCTTTCATTCTAATTTGCAACTGATACATCTGGTCGTCTTCCAACATAATGCACAAATCTGTACCATAAAGGTGTTTTCTTGTACTGATTCCACGGATGAAACCTTCTACTGAGTCAAACAAGACATAAGTCTCGCCTTCTTTCTTTGCGATTTTACCTTCTCTGATGGTAAGATACACTACTGGGGTTGTTTTTTCTTTTAAAGCCATAACTATATTTAAGGCGAATATACAACTAAATTTGGAAATACCAAAAAAAAATGTTAAAATTGTATAATATTATGAATAACGAATTAAAAAATAAAATCACAGAGTTAAAAGGGCAACTTCGCAGAGGTGATATGGCTCGCATTGTAGATCGCACATCTCACTTTGGTATAAAAAAATACGATGTCTATAATATTTTGAACGGTAAATCTTTAATCGACCAGCAAAAATTAATCATTGTAATGCGTGAGGTGATGAAGTGCATTAAAGAAAACGAGCGTTACATGGAAGAGTTTGATCTCTCCCTACAAAACCTATGACTTTAGTCGAACTCGAAAAGGAAATCATTGCTATTAAAAAGCAAGGAGTTACTCCTTATGTCGAAAGACATCAAATTGCCAGAGCACGACAAAAATATTACATTGAGAAGATCATTGCAGATAAGGAGAGGTACACTACTCTCTTTTTGAATAATATTGCTTTTTTAAATAAAATTCACCGATCAAAGTGCACAAGATATAATATTGAAGACAATATGGGTATTAAAACCGATGATTTTCTTCAAACTCTTCTTGAAGGCAAAGGTCAAATTTATAATTTTGAACACATCTTGCTGGTTGCTTCCTTCTTTGGGATAGCACCAGATCTTATTTTATTTGTTGACTTAGAAGCTAATGAGCAGACAATCAGGAACGAATATCCTTCTCTTTTCAAACAGAGTTGAGATAAAGCCCATCTCGGTAAACCAAGCATGGCAAGGGCGTAAGTTTAAATCGCCAATTTACAAAGAATATGAAAAAGAGTGCTTGTATAAACTACCTGCACACAAGATTAACTGGATTGGGGAGCCCATAGAGCTATCTTTAGTAGTTGGACTCAGCAATATGGCCTCAGACGTAGATAATGTCGTAAAACCCTTTGTAGACATTTTACAGAAGAAGTATGGTTTTAACGATAAATTTATCTTTAGACTGATTGTTGAAAAAAAAATCGTGGCTAAAGGTGCCGAGTTTATTGAGTTCTATGTAAAAAGATTAGTTCCTCGTCACTACATACTTGACTTTTCGGAAGAATGATATTATGTTTGCTCCGCAGTCCATACTTTTTGATGGGGGTATGTCTTGATGGACTGTGTGGGGATGAACGAGAAAGTATCTTGGAAATCACAAACCACACCACCTGAACCAATTTTCGCAAAAGTCTTTTTTAAGGCTTTTAAAGGAAAGGGGGGAAAGGGGGGTATGGTTTAAACGGTGGTTCACCCAAGAAAATATTGTGACGGAGTCTACGAAAGGACTCGGAGTATAAGGACTCGGATTAATTATCTAAATGCCATAATTGTGTTTTCTCGTTAAAATTGCATAAATTTGTATTAAATGGCGTATACTATAACGAACCAGCCACCACAATTTATAGCAGAAAGTGCTAAAGATAAAGTGTGGTACAAGAATAATATCAAATTTATTATGTCTCACTTTAATAAGAGACACGATAGAATCTCTAGAGTTAGAAAACAGCAAGACTTAGAAAACCCAATCGATGAAGTAGTTAGAATGTTTACCTACTACTTAGGGCGACAATATAACAAAGATTATTATTACACAACTCAAGATCAAACAGGTTGTGACTTGCCAACAGTTTGGATCAATGGTCAGAAGGTGACTTCCTTAGTTGACTACATGGTTGGTAATGCAATCAAAATGATTGAAAATATTGAGCCATCTGTTGTTAATAACAGTAAAGGCGCAGTTAATAAAAAAACAGAACTTTTAGAAAAATTACTTCTTGAGTTTGAAGCTCCTGATTTATTCCAGGCTATGCGTGAAGCTGGCGTAGAATTTAATCCTGCTGGGCCTCAGAACTTTGAAGTACCTGAAGATGTATACCGATGGATGGAGTATGACTACAAAGAGCAAGCAGAAGTAATTGCTATGCGTATTTGTGAAGATATTCTAAACAGAAATAGTTTTCAGGATAAATTCAAGCAAGCATTTCTATATACTCTCTTAGGAGGATATGTAGGAATTGAGAATAGAATTGAAAATGGTAAGCAGTACTTTGATCCTGTTTTACCACACAACTTGATTGTAGATAGGGCGAGAGATGATGACTTTAACTCTGAGGCCCGTTTTGTAGGTAAGGTGGATTGGTTAAATGTAACCGATATTATCGAAAGATACCAAGACTCATTGAGTGCTGAGGAAATTGAGGAGATAAAGAAAATCAATATGAATAATCTTTATCAATTGCTTGACTTGACAACTCACCCATTTGCAACCAACTGGGCATTTAATATCAATAACTTACCTACCTTGGCTTGTGTAACAGGCTACTGGATTGGTATGAAGGATTTAGGTTATGAAAAATCAAAAGATAAGTTTGGCAATACTCACTACTCTCGCATTCGCAATAATCGCAAGGGTGAGTTCTGGACCAAAACTGTGTACAGAGGAACTCTAATCGGCAATAAATATATTGTTGACGCAGAGGAAATGACCAATATTGTTCGTAAGACCGATAACCCTGGAGATGTAGAATTACCCTTAAAGGTATTCATTCCCAATATGGTTATGGGAGAAAATCGTTCTGTTGTAGCCCGTCTGCACCAGCACCAAGATCGTATTGACTACATTACTAACGAGATTACCAAGATGATGAATAGGGCGAAGGGTAAGGTATACCTTATCAACCGTCAGAAGTTGGGAAGTTCAACCGCTAAGGATGTAATTTCTGATTTCGAAAGAATTGGTATTCACATCACCGATGGTAGTGCAACAGGTGAAGATTTTGTTGCTGGTCAAGATGCTCGTATGGTTGAAGTTGTAGATATGACTTTGGATCCTAATGTTCAACAACTTCTTGCTTTACGTAGAGAAGAAGAGCGTTTAATGGAAGAAATTGTTAGTGTTCCTAAAGTTGCTTTGGGTCAACAGCAAGGTTATGTTGGGGCAAAAACTCAAGCAGGTACTATTGCACAATCAAACTTAGGAACAACTTACCTATACCAGGGATTTATTAAGTTCATTGAAAAAGAGTTAGCATTTGCAATCAATCAATATAAAGTTTCTTTAATTGATGAGAGCGAGGATGATATTCCTGTAGTAGGAACTAATGGTAAGCAATACTTGAAGTTGACTAAAGATTTCCAATTTCAAGAGTTGGGAGTTTTTATTAAAGTGAAAGACTTTATTGATGACCAAGCAAAAGAGCGTTTGATTGGTTTGGCTCAAGCAGCAATGCAAAATCAAATGATTGATATGCTTGACTACATCAAAATTGAAAAATCAAATTCTTATACTGAATTGTTGAATGAGTTGGAGTACTCTTTGAATAAGAGAGAAAGAGATAAGGAAAAACAACAAGCCATGATGCAAATGATGCAGCAAGCACAACAAGAGCAACAAATGTCACAAGAACAACAAGTGGCCGGTATGAAAGAACAAGGTGCAAACTACAGAAAGGAACTAGATGTGGCAACAAAATTGCCTCAAGATCAAGGAGTTCCGCCTGAGCAAATGCAATAATTTTGTTTTTATAGGAAATTTTACTTAAATTTGAACATATATGTCAGAAGATTTTTTGAAAGAAATTGCGGATGAGTTGAATGCTCAGACGACAAAACCTGCTGAGGTGGTTGCGGAAATCGCACAAGAACCGATCTCAGAACCAACCCCGGAGGTTATTCCCGAAGTTACCCCCGAACCTAACCCCGAAGTTATCCCCGAACCTGTTTCGGTAGAAAAAGAGTGGTGGGAAAAAGAAGAAGAGGTTAAAAATGCCGATACAATTAAGGCTGAAGAAAAACCTACTTTTGAAATGGATGATGACTTGAAACTTATTCTTGAGTACAAGAAGAGTGGCAAAACATTGTCTGATTTTGTAAAAGAGTACCAAGTAGAAGATGTAAATAGTTGGGACGATGCTAAACTAGTTAAAGAGGGTTTGAAAGAATTCATGAAATTAACAGAAGAAGAACTAGAGCAAGCAACGTATGACTATGAAAACGCTTCTATTATTCAAAAGAAACAATGGGCTGAAACATTTAGACAAAAGTTTGGAGAACAAAATGAAGAGAAACTGAAACAGTTGACCTCATCAAATCAACAAACCAGCGAAATGCAAAAAGCTGTTGCTGATAAATACAATGCCGAGTTGGATCAATTTTCTCAGCAGATTGTAAACAAAGAAGTTTATGGACTAAAGATTACAGACGAAATGTCCAAGGATCTGAAAAAATTCATTAACGAAGAGTTTTCACTGCAAAGACAAGATGGTTCATTTGATATTGAAAAAGTTTACTCAGTCGCTCTATGGTTAAAACATGGAAAAGACTTGGTAAAAGCTAACGTAACGAAAGCACGCAATGAAGGTAAGGAACAGGTTATTCGTGAAGTGAGTAACCCTAGTAAAAACATGACTGCTGGTGGACGTGCCGTTGGTTCTGGACTTGAGGCCGCACAAGAGGCTTTTAATACCTTGTTCCCAGGTTAATGGGAAAAACCAAAAAAACAAAAACTAAAAAATGGCATCTATTTCAAATCTTCCTTTAAGTCAATCTTTATTGCTTAAAGGACTTTCATTGCCTAACAAAATGGCAATGGTGTATAGTCAAGATTATGGCTATAACGTTTTGACTCAGCTTACATCTAAATTGGGAAGTTCTATTTCTAGCGCTCAAGCTAAAATTGAAATTTCTTCTTTGGGTAACTTGGGTGTTTTCTCTAAAGTAACCACAGCTATCAATACCTCTACTGGTGTTGTAGGTGTTAACGATGCAAGCAAATTCCGTATCGGTGATATCGTTGCTGATGCTAATATGGTTCAAGCTTTGGTAACCGATGTGAACTACAGTGCAAGCACTATCACATTGGCTCCTCACAGTGTTGCAGCTTTCACTGCTTCTCACTTTGCTTTGGGTCATAACGCTAAGCGTTTCTTCGATGCTTCTCCTAACCGTTCTTCTTTCGGTAAGACTACATTGAATTACACTCCGAACACTGATTACGCTTTGACTGCTGTAACTCGTGAGAGTTCTCACCAGTCTCGTAGAGATCGTACTTCTTCTTTCGTTAAGTGGAATGGTGATTTCTGGTGGAGATCTTATGATGATCTTACTTTGAAAGCCTTCGCTAAACAATTGGAGTACAAGTATGCTTTCTCTGAGCGTAGCGTTAAGAGTGGTCCTTTCGGTGAGTACTACACTACTGGTGGATTGCGTTGGTCAATCATCAACAATGGTGGAACTTACTTGCCTTTGACTTCTGAGTTGACTCAAACTGTATTCAACGATTTCTTGGAGCAAATGGTACGTGTATCTGCTGAAGGTGGCCGTAAATTGGTTGCTTTGATGGGATCTTCTGCTATGGCTAAATTGCAAACTATTTTGGGTGACTACATCAAGTATGCTGGTAGTGCAAATACCTTCGGTGGTACTTCTGTAACTGGTTTGAACGTGATGAAGTATGCTTACGCTGGTTTGGAAATCGAGTTTGTACGTTGGGCTTTATTGGATGACGAGATGTTCCGTAGCGAATTGTCTAGCATCAATGGTAAGCCTAAGATGTCAAACAGCATCTATTTCTTGGATATGACTTCTGTTCCTGCTGCTGATGGTTCTGGAACTATCTCTGCTTTGCAGAAGTATCACTTTAATCAAGACGAGTTGATCGCTAACTACGTTCCTG